GATTTGTTTGAATAGTATCATAATTTCTTGGTGGTATCACAAATTCATTTGGGGTAATTATAACATAATTATATCCATACATCTCACAAGTCTTTATCGCCATCTCATCATCAACTTCCACTATCGACATTTCTGGATAATCTTCGGCAACTAAAAGTCCAGCATATCTTTCGGCATCATCTTCTTCTTCAAAAAAATACAATGCCTTTTCACCATACTCATCAGTTACTGCATATGCACCTTCTTCTTCTTTTTCTGCGATAGTGAGTAAAAACATTATTCTACTTCCAATGCTTCTTTATAAAATTCCCTTAAGAGTTTTTTAATGGTGTTTTTGTCTAATTCAAATTCAGACTCTTCCACATATTTATCCAAAATACTTAACGTATCCTCTGTTGGAATTTCATTGCAATTTACATCTTCATCATAGACATCAACATTCTCAATAATTTTAAGTTCCAATGGATTTACTTTAACTATTGAATCTACAAACTTATCAAACATCTTATAATCATCCCTTTGACGGACAACAATTTTAACCATTTTATCAGTCAAATAAGATGCATCAAAATCCTTTGGATTATTATTTTCATAATAAACTCTCTCAAACATTGTATGAGGATTTTGATAATAATCTAGTTTATAATCATCAGTATCAAAAATATTAAATCCTCTTTTATCATTTACATCATTCCAAAACATTTGGTATGGATTTCCAAGATAAAATATTTTACCGTCATCACTACGAGTATGATAGTGTCCTGAATAAACCCTATCAAACTTTTGAAATACTTTTTTATCCAATCCTTCCTGTTGATATTGTCCTGGATAAACTGTAAATCCATTTAGTTCAAGATGACCGAAAACAACTTTTGCTTCCGTTTCTTCAAGAAGTTCAAAAGTTTCTTTTTCATTATCAGTGCATATCCAAGGAAGAAGTACTGATTTCATTCCTTCAATAATATATTCTGCTGGTTTAGAAACTCGAACTACATTATAATATTGTTGAAGAAGTGTATCTATTGAATTGATTTCATTACTATTTTTATAATAAGCATCGTGATTTCCTACAATATTATAAACAGTAATTCCTAAATCTTGAAATCTATCATAGACATTTTCTTTTGCCCAATCAAGAGCCCAATAATCTACACCTTTGCGACTATCAAAAGCATCACCCAAATGAATGACTGTTTTGATTTTGTTTTTCTTTAATGTAGGAAAAAAGATTTCATCATAAAATTTAGCAAAGTATTCGTGAAATGGTTTATTTGCTTTGCGAAAATTATAATGAGTATCAGTAATTAATCCAATTTTCATTGATAAAGTTTCATTTGAATGTTTTCTTTAATTGTATTGTAATCAGAAGAATTTAATCTATCACCATCAACAGAAAATACTTGATCGAAACCACTCTTTTCAAGAATCTTTTCTTTAATTTCCATCTGTCTTTTTTCTTTCTGAATACGACGCAGGAAAGCATAATAAACAATCTGTGTAAAATACGCAAATGGATTTGTACGTTCTACATCAAAGTTATTAATATACTGAACACAATTCTCAACACCATCAGAAATCATATCTTCACGAAACATATAATTCACAAAGTTTGGACGATATGATAAATGAGTTGCGATTTTCAAAAAACAATCACCAAGATAATTTGGGATTACTGGATTTGGTAATCCTTTTTCCTTTGCCACATTTACTTTGATTTTATAGTTTATCAACGCATCGTGGAAATCTTTATTATTTACATAATGTGGATTTTTCTTTGTTTTATTCATTTGTTAAAGTTTAAAGAACTTATTATCTGTGCTTATCATACCACAAAACACCAATAGTTGACAACTATAAAGAATGTGTCTATAATCACTCTGTTAGGGTTGAAGATAAGTTATATCTTTAAATAGATTTGTAAAGTTTCTCTAAAGATATTCTGGCATCAGCAATAGAGGACAAGTAACCCATTTTAGAAGTCAGTTGACTTTTATTGGATTTTTTGTTTCTTTCTCTAACAAACTTTTGATGCATTTTAATTAAATCTTCATCTGTTATTTCAGTCATCGTTATAACTTTTTCCATATCCATTACAAACATACTATCATCAGCAAATTTTATCCAAGGACTTACTTTGATAGTTGATATTCCAAGTTGACGAATGGTTACGGATTCCATAGTAATCGGATTATCTAAAATTAACACAATCCTATCGTCTTCATCACAAGGACAAACTTTAGAAAGTATTTCTTCACCTGATACTAATTTAAGGATGGCATAAAAGTCTTCTTCCATTTATTTCTTAAAGTCTAGTTGTATAATTTCATAATTAAACTTTTCTTCATTATAAATTTTAATTCGTTCAATTAAATGATTTAAAGTGTAATTCTTTTTTGATTTGTAAGTAATGTCGTCCGCAATATCATAAAGAATTGCTTTATTCTTATTTTCTCCTTTACGAAGAACTCTACCGATAGATTGTAAATTTCTTACTCTTGATTTACTTGGACTAGCAAAGACAATATTATGAAGATTTTTAATATTAATGCCAGTACTAAATGTTCCATAAGATGCAACAATAATTGCATCGTTTTCTTTTTCGGTAATTTCTCTTACCTTTTCTCTTTCTTCAGCATCCACACCACCGTAAACAAAAAATATTTTTCTGTCTTTTGCTGCTGAACTATTTATCATCTCATATAAAGGTTGTCCGTGTGTTTCCACACGATTAAAAAGAATTAAAGTATTTCCTTTTAAATCCAAAGATAAGTTTTTAATAAAATTATTTCTCTTATCGTGAGTGATGAGATATTGTATTTCCTCTTCATATTCATCAAATTGATGTTCGTTGTGTTTTAACAAAAGAACTTTGATTTGTAGTTTTGATAGATAACCCTTTTCAATAAGTTCCTGTGTTTGTGTAACCTTGTATGAGGGACCGAATAGACCCTCTAGAACCCACTTGTGAGTCTGCGAACCATCCAAAGTACCTGTAAACCCAAAACGATACTTTGTATTATCCATCTTCGTCATAATACCAACCAAAGATTTAGACTTGAATTGGTGTGCTTCATCCCCAATCACCACATCAAAATTTTCAAAGAATGACCTAGGAAGATTATAAATCGATTGCCAAGTTGTAATGACTACATTTTTATTTGTAGATTTTTCTTTACCAGAGTAAATCTTATGACAATATTCTTCAACATTCCATCCATAATCCTCAAAGTCTTTATACATTTGTTCTACTAATGAAGTGGTAGGAACAATCAGTAAAATATTATGGTTTTTTTCTACAAAGTATCTAACAATTGAGTAAATCATCAAAGATTTACCAGAAGCAGTTGGAGAAATTAAAAGTTTTCGATTATATCTTAAAGCATCATATACAGCATTGACTTGATAATCTCTTGGTTCGTGTCTTGATATACTTTTCATATAATCAGAAACACCTTCCACAGAAATCATTTCATTCTCTTCAAATGGAGAACCATAAAATTTATTATCTTTGAATTCTACTGTATATTCACAGTTTTTAGCCCAAGCAACTAATTTATCCAAAAGACCCACATAGATTTCACCTGTATGAGTACTATAAAGTCTTATTTTTCCATCCCAATATTTGCTCCTATATTGAGGCATAAACTTTGCCCCAGGAACTTCAAAAGTAAAATACTCGGACAACTCTTGATGAATGTGTGGTTCTGTTTCGACCTTTAAATAAATTTCATTCTTTTTTTGTATAATAATATTAGCCATATCCTGCTGTAAATCTCATATATTCAATAGCATTTTTTATTTGGTAAGTTCTATTTAAGATTGTCTTTAATATACTTTCCAAATAATTAAGCATTGTTTGGTAGTAATCTATTTTGGATACTAACTTAATTAAGTCTTTATCGGCATCCATATACTTATCTATATCTGGTTTTAAGACCTTATGATCGAATGGATGTTCTTTGTATACTTCTGGTTCTGCTTTACCAGAGTAATACATCCATTTTTCTTTTTTTAAAATCTTATATTTGTTTTCTTCTAGTTTTCGAAGAAGAAGAATATTGTTATAAAGTTTATAATATTTTGCATGAAGAGCAGGTATTTTAATAGACTCATCGTGTAAATTATCTTGGTCTATAATTGAATCTTGCTCCCATAATGATTGAATTTCATCAAGGTTCATAGTATCAATAAGTTGTTATATCATATAAAGTATACTTGAAATTTACTTGTGCCGTAACATATTGAACGTCAGTATTCGTAGCATCAAAATTAATTGTAGAAAGTGTTGTTGGAAATAAACCTTTAAAACTAACTGTTGCTACTGGATTGTAATTACTATTGTAAATAATTAAACTTCCGTCAGATTGACCCGCAGATGCGTCTTGAACTCCTGGATTATATGGGTCTTGATTGAGAAACTCTTGATATTCAGCAACACTTTCTGGATATCCAAGACCTCTTATCCAACTATGAACCTGAAGGTAATTTTCTAAATTTTCATCAACAAAAAATTTTAAATTAAAATCATCATAACTAATCTTATCACCAGGAATTGGAATATCTTTCAAATAAGTAGGTTGAATTGCTACACCAAGATTA